ATAGTTATTATTTTTTTAACTTTTTTATATATTCAATATTTAGAAAGAGAATCTGATAAAAAAAGATTTAATGATAGATTAAATATTGATGAGAAATGGAGAAAAAAATGAAACATATTTGCCAAGGACCAAAGTGTCATAAGTACGACACTCAATCAAGAGTGAGAGGAACTAAAGGAAATAAAGTTTTGCGAACTCGCAATGCAAGATATGATATATCAGACAGAACACATCCAAGATATGATTGGGTAAATAATTGGGAATTTTATTTCTGTGATGAGCGTTGTATGCTTAATTGGATTGATATAAATATGACTCAATTAATAAACTTTGTTGGACTTAAAACTAAACCAAGTGAGAGCCCAATAGATATAGTTAAAACAGTTCATCAAAACTGGACTGGACAAGATTATACTCGTACAACTATAAAGTTATTGAATGATAATATAGCTGATGATATAGCTAATGAACTAACAGAAAGGATAATATAAATGGAAAGCAATCAAACTTATAAAAGAACTAATCCTTATTCAGGCGAGTCTGAAATGCTAACTAAAGAGCAAGCAGATTTATATGATAAGATTAAGGACGCAGAAATCAAAGAAGATTATAAAACAATGGAGAAGGGATTAAGTAAGTTTAGCAGATTAAATGCTAAAGCTTACATGACACTACTAGACTGAGGTCTAGCAGCTAGCCTCGAGCCGCTCGGTGCGAGCGGCTTGGTGCTTGACTCTTTAACAATCATAGAGGTCCCAAAGCTTCTAGCTTTTTACATACAATCTAAATAAGTCGATCCACCTTTTTTGTAAGGGGTCCCAAGACTTGACCCTTTACCGCTTGATTTAGCCATTCATAAGCTGTAAATACATTCTAACACATCAACGTTGATGCCAAAAAATTTTGCAAAAATTTTTTATGAATGACCTTTTAAAGAAGTTAGATTTATTACCACCTGATATAAAAAAAGAATTTATAGAAGCAGGTTTACTCGCTTCTCAAAAAAGAAAAATAGAAAGAATGCAAAAAGACTTTATGCTTTTTGTAAAACATGTTTGGCCAGAATTTATAGAAGGTAAACATCATCAAAGGATTGCAGAAAAATTTAATCTCTTAGCAGAGGGTAAAATTAAAAGATTAATTATCAATATGCCACCCCGACATACAAAGTCGGAGTTTGCTTCCTTCCTGCTCCCCGCCTGGATGATTGGTCGTAAACCTAATTTAAAAATAATTCAAACAACACATACAACAGAACTAGCGGTGCGATTCGGTCGAAAAGCAAAAACATTAATGGACATGCCAGAGTACAAAGAAGTCTTTACTACAAGACTACGTGAGGATTCGCAAGCTGCTGGTAAATGGGAAACAGAACAGGGTGGTGAATACTATGCAGCCGGTGTTGGATCTGCAATCACAGGTCGAGGTGCAGATTTACTTATCATAGATGATCCACACTCTGAACAAGATGCATTAAACATAGATGCATTAGAGCGTGCTTATGAATGGTACACATCAGGACCTCGTCAGCGTTTGCAACCAGGTGGTGCCATTGTTCTTGTTATGACAAGATGGAACACAAAAGATTTAACGGGTGCGTTGCTGCGAGAAACGGGAAACGTGAAGTCAGACAAATGGGAGTTAATAGAATTTCCTGCAATACTTCCAAGTGGTAAAGCAGTATGGCCAGAGTTTTGGAAGTTAGAAGAGTTAGAAGGTGTTAAGTCTTCTATTAGTTTACAAAAGTGGAATGCACAATGGATGCAAAATCCAACATCAGAAGAAGGTGCATTAATTAAACGTGAGTGGTGGCGTAAGTGGGAGAAGGATACGATACCAAATCTTGAACATGTAATACAATCTTACGATACGGCATTTATGAAAAAAGAAACCGCCGATTACTCTGCAATAACAACGTGGGGAGTATTTCACAATAATGAAGACTCAGGACCACAACTTATTTTGCTAGATGCTATTAAAGATAGATTTGAATTTCCTGAGCTTCGAAGAGTAGCATATCAACAATACCAGTATTGGCAACCAGAAACTGTGTTGATTGAAGCAAAGGCATCAGGACTACCCCTTACATATGAATTGCGTAAAATGGGCATACCTGTTATAAACTATACTCCCTCTAAAGGGAATGATAAGCACACCAGAGTTAACTCTGTTGCTCCTTTGTTTGAATCAGGTCAGATATGGGCACCTGTAGACAAGGAGTTTGCACAAGAGGTGATTGAAGAGTGCGCTGCATTTCCTTATGGAGATCATGACGATCTTGTGGATTCTATGACACAAGCAGTGATGCGATTTAGACAAGGTGGTTTTGTAGATCATCCAGAAGATTACAAAGACGAACCTATAATCAGAAACAATAAAACTTATTACTAGTATGATAAAAAAATATACGGACCTAATAGAAATTTTAGAAAAACTTTTTGGCAAAGGTGCTGTTTCTAGAACAATTGGTACACGTACAAATGTAGTTAGATTTCCAAAAGGTAAACAAGGATTAGATCCGACAAAATCTGAATTTGATGTAGAAGGGAGCGCTGCAAAAAATCCTGATTTAGCACAGACCATTGAAAATTCTATTGAAGATAGAATGGGTGATATTACTCAAATGAACGATCAAGAGTTATTAACTTATACTGCAAACGCTAGAAGACTTTTAAATTTTAAAGAACCTCCTCCATTACCAGAAGCTGACATTGTAAAATTTGGAAGTGGACAAGAAATAAAAGGAAAAGGTTTAGAAGAATTAATTGAAAAACAAGGAACGGTTAATCCACCAACAACTGTTGCAGGTCAATTAGAAACACAAGGTAAAAAATTAGAAAAAGCGGGAGAAGATTTAAAAGAAATAACAGAACAAAAACCAGAATCTGTTATTGGTGATATTATGAAAGATTACGGAAAGTTTCAAAAAGTTATGCAAGATGCACGAAGAACTGGATACGTTAGAGCAACGGTAAGACAAATCATGAGAGAAGATATTCAAGCAGGTAAATTAAAACTTCCAAAAGAATTACAAGATCAAGTTATGCAAGGAACTGGTGAACCTATAGATGTTTATAGGAAAGTTTATGGTGAAGGAGCCTTAGAACAAATAGATAGTTTAGCAGATGATCTTGGACAATTTAGAACAGAAGAAGAAGCTGCAAAATTTGCAAGATCTAAATTTACATTTGAACCTGATGTAAATAGAACACCAGGATCCTATACTCTAGAAGAAGATCCTTCTAAAATTAAAAATATTAGCAAAGAACTAGATAAGAAAAAAACACCAAATGAATTAATTGATGAATATAATAAAAATAAAGAAAGATTATTATTAACTGATGAACAAGGTGGAACTGCAATAGGTTATGAAGAATTTCAAAATTTACAAAATAGAAATAAAGAAATTGAAGAAGCATTAGAGTCTTTAAATGTTAAACCTATTAAACCAGAACCAGAAGGTAAAGCAGACGGTGGAAGGATTGGATTTAATAAAGGTAAAAGAGTTAAATCAAAAATTGACGAACTTATAGAACAATTAAATAAAAAAAATAAAGGTAAAAAATCTATGAAATCTGTTGATCCAAAAACTGGAGAAGTAACCGTTCCTAAAAAACCAATTAGACGAGCAGAAGAACCAACAGGTATGACAACAATGGATCCTGAACCAGAGATTGTAGATGAAAAATCAATTACAAAAACGCAACAAAAAACAAAAGTTAAAAAATACGATGATGATATTATTAAAGCCGCGGATGAAATATATCCAAACTATGATGATCCAAAAATTGCAGCAGATCAAATTGTAGATTCTTATGCTCAAATGAAATATGGATTAGAAGATCAATATGGTCTTTCTAATAAACAACGTATGGATTTGTACACTCAAGCTTATGATTACGTTATGGATCGTATAAGAGGAAGAACATATAAAGCAGGTGATGCAATTACTGATGAAAATTTTGCAAGTTCACCTTTTGCACCTAGTCAAGAAACTTTAGATAACTTAAAAAAAGCAAGAG